AGATATGATGTATATAAAAACCCTTATATGACTGAAAACGTTATATTAATGGGATACAGAGGTAATCAGTTCCTAGAAACAGGTGCTGTATTTGCTCCATATATTCCACTTATCATGACTCCTCTAGTATACGATCCAGATACCTTCACTCCTAGAAAAGGTCTCTTAACTCGATATGCTAAGAAGATGATTCGTCCTGAATTTTATGGAAGAGTATTTGTAAGCAATTTAGCTGCAGTATAAGATACACTCTTAATATAATCAAACTTAAGACCTGGCTTTTTAGTCAGGTCTTTTTTTTTTATTTTAATTTAACCCTTTAGTATTTATAACCAAAACTATGGCTGATTTCACCCTTTTAATAAGAGAACGAGTAATGCTGGAAGGCACTGAAAGAGGAACTGATTACAATTTAACAATAAAAAGTATTGAACATATTGATAATAGGATAGTTACAATTCCCTCAGGTAGTGAAACTACTATTTTTAAATATGATGATAACCCAGGAGCGGGAACTTTTTCTTCAGGAAGCTTTAAATATGGTAGAATATCCAATTATTCAACTACAGTACCCTTAAATTTACAAGTGTCATCCTCCTCAGAACTATTAAATTTTTCACTATCTGCAGGAGGAACATTTATGCTTTCAACAAGTGAAATAACAGGTAGTTTAACAAATACTTTTTCTTATGATGATATAGCTTCAGTTTCATTAGAACCTTCAGGTAGTAGTGCTAAAGTAGAGTATTTTATAGCAACCACTTAATTAAAAAATTATGAATATACCTATTTGGACAGGAACATCAAGTTTTTCAGCGGGTCAAACCCCCTTTGGCTTTTATGATAGTCAATTAGATTTTCAAACTGATTCTGATAAAGTAGCTGATTTTTGTGCTAGAAGATTAGGTTATCCTTTGGCGGATGTAGAATTACAATCGGGTTCATTTTATACTGCTTTTGAAGAAGCAATTACAATATATGGAAATGAATTATATGCTTATAAAATAAGAGAAAATTATTTATCTTTAGAAGGAGCATCTAGTACTACAATACCAAATGGTCAATTAATAACCCCTAATCTTGCTTCAATAGTAAGAATATCAGAACAATATGGGGTAGAAGCAGGTGTAGGAGGAAATGTAACTTGGTATTCAGGTTCTTTATCTTTAGTAAGTAGTCAACAAACCTATAATATGGATTCTTGGGCACAGGCAAATGCTAATTTAGCAGCTAATGATTCAATAGAAATAAAAAGAATTTTTTATGAAGCCCCTCCTGCTATAACAAGATATTTTGATCCTTATGCGGGAACAGGAACAGGAATGATAGATTTAATGGATTCATTTGGTTGGGGTAGTTATTCACCTGCTATTAATTTTTTAATGATGCCTATTAATTATGATTTACAGGTAATGCAAGCTATTGAATTTAATGACCAAATTAGAAGATCTAATTATTCATTTGAGTTAGTTAATAATAATCTAAAAATATTCCCTATTCCTAATGTAGCAGGAACATTATGGTTTGAATATATAAAAAAATCAGAAAGAAATAACCCTTATTCTAATGGAACAGATTTAATAACAAATGTAGCAGAAGTACCATTTGAAAATCCTAATTATAACATTATAAATTCTATAGGCAGACAATGGATATTTGAAATGACTTTAACAATAGCTAAAGAAATGTTGGGATATATTAGAGGTAAATATTCAACTATCCCCATCCCGGATGCCGATGTGACATTGAATCAATCAGATTTATTATCATCAGCAACAGCTAATAGAACAGCTTTAATAGAAAGATTAAGAGCTTATTTTGATGAAACTTCAAGAAGTAGTTTATTAGAAAGAAAAGCAACTGAAAATGATTTTTTACAAAAAGAATTGAATAAAGTCCCATACACAATTTATATAGGATAATATGGCATTATATGGAGGTAAAAGAGATATAAGTTTATTTAGACACATCAACCGAGAGTTGATGGGGGATATTGTTTCTCAAGAATGTGCTTACTATAAATTAAAATTAGCAGAAACTAAAGTAAATATTTATGGAGAATCAGCAGGTGCTAAATATTATTATGATCCTGTACTATTAAGTTGTTTAATAGACCATCAACAACAAGAATTCCCTGATGATGAATTTGGTGTTCAATTCACTCAATTAGTTAATTTTAAATTCTTAAGGGATGATTTATTAGATAGAGCCAAAGATTTCAATGAAGATTTTGATCAAGGTAATTGGTATGGGGCTGATTTAGTCCCTGAAGTGGGGGACATAATCATGTATTATGAAGGATATTATGAGGTAGATGATGTAATAGGAAATCAATATTTTGCAGGTAAAAATCCCGATTATAACTATGCTGTTAATCCTATAAACCCGGGATTAGAAAATTTTGGAAGTAGTGTTTCAATAATATGTAAGACTCATTATACTCCTGCTGATAAAGTACAAATTGAAAAAGCTAGGATAAATGGCTAAAAAATATAGAAAACCCGTACCAAAATCCCAAAAAGAAATTTCCAAGGATTTACACACTCCTTATGATGCCCAAAGAGGTAATCCTAATGATGCTAGGGAGGGTTCTCAGTTCCCTCCAGTTAATGAAGCCAATATTAATTTTGATAGATCAACTAAATTATCTTTTAAAGGAGATACTGTTAAACCCTTTACTATAGGGATAAAGGATATTGATGAGTCTATAATGTATTATTTTAATGAGGTTATTAGACCATATGTAATTCAAAATGGAGAAAGAATAGCTGTCCCTATAATATATGGTTCTCCTGAAAGATGGAAATCAGTTCAAAAAGATGGATATTATAGAGATAAAAAAGGAGCTATAATGAACCCTATTATAATGTTTAAAAGAGATTCATTAGAAAAGAATAGAAATTTATCTAAAAAGTTAGATGCTAATAATCCTAATTTATATACTTCTTGGCAAAAAATTTATAACCCAAAAAACTTTTATAGTAATTTTAATTTATTAAATAATTCTAAACCACCAAACCAATTTATAGCTAATGTTATTCCAGATTGGGTAACTTTAACTTATAGTTGTATTATTCAAACTTATTATGTAGAACAATTAAATAAAATAGTAGAAGCAATAAATTATGCTTCTGATTCATATTGGGGTAATCCTGAAAGATTTAAATTTAAAGCTAATATAGATAGTTTTACTACTGTTACGGAGTTGGCTCAAAGTAAAGATAGAAGTGTTAGAAGTAATTTTAGTATAAAAATGCAGGGTTATATTATTCCTGATGTTGTTCAAAAGGATACAACAGCTATAAAAAAATATAATGATAAATCAAAAGTAATATTTCAAATAGAAACAACATCTTTAAATAATATTTTTGAAGCTAACCCTACAGTTACTGATGATGGAAGAAGTAGAGCAACCCAAGGAGGAAAAATACATACCCCTCCCCCAGCTTCTCAATTTCCTACATCTCCAACAAGTACCCCCTTAGTATCTTTAAATGATTTACCAACAACAGATCCAGGTATAGAGGGTGTCATATGGAATAATGGAGGTACACCAACAGTATCTACAGGTTAATATTTATAATAAAAAGAAAAGATGCCAGATAGAATAAGATTTGTAGATAATTTAGCAGTAGGGGCTTATGGGAACACAGGAGGTGGAGGCTCTTCAATCTCATCTTCTTACGCCTTAACCTCTTCTTATGCTTCATATGCAGTTTCTGCTTCATATGCAGTAAGTGCATCACATGAAATAATTAAAGAAGTATCTTCATCTCATGCAGACACGGCTTCTTTTGCTCAATCTGGAAATGGTCCTTTTACAGGTTCTTTTACAGGTAGTTTTTTCGGTGATGGTACAGGAATATTTAGTGGTTCTTTTTCAGGTTCCATTCCTGATGCTTATCAAATTATAAGTGGAAGTGTATCTGCTTCAATTTCACCCAATGGTGGACTATATGTCAATACCAATATAACATCTTCAGGTAATGTATCTTCAAGTGCTACTTCAACAGCATCATTTGGAACATATCTAGGAGATGGCTCACAATTAACAGGTATAGTTTCATCAAGTTATGCTTTAACAGCATCCTATGCAATAAGTGCATCACACGAAATAATTAAAGAGGTATCCTCATCTCATGCAGACACGGCTTCATTTGCTCAATCTGGAAATGGAATATTTAGTGGAAGTTTTAGTGGGAGTTTTGAAGGTGATGGTTCACAATTAACAGGAATAGACTCAGGTTCATGGGACGGACAATATTCAGGATCAGCAGGCGTTACAGGTTCACTTACAATAGAGGGATCAGGTTCAACAATATTCGATGTACAAGGATCAGTAGGACAATTATTCTCAGTCTCAGATGGTTTATTAGGTACATTAATGGAAGTAAATGACATATCAGGTATGCCTTTATTTCAAGTATCTTCAAGTGGATTAATTGAAATACCAGTAGGACCTTTAAGTTGTAGTGGTGATATTGAAGTAAGAAATATAACAGCTTCTGGAAATATAAGTGCAAGTGGTAATGTTTATGGTGTAACAGGATCATTTAGTCATGTTTTAGGGGCTAGTCCTTTAACCATAGAATCTGATAATTTTAATGTAGATTCTTTAGGCAATATCTCAGGTTCAAGTATAAGCTCTAGCAATAATCTATTTGCAAAGCAGTTATATGTAGAAAATAATTTAGCAGTAGATTATAGTAATGGAATTAACATAGGAAACGCAACTGATCCAGTTAGATTATTAAACAATGTAACAGCATCTGGAAACGTCAGTGCAAGTGCAGCATCAACAGCATCATTCGGAACATATTTAGGAGATGGTTCGCAATTAACAGGAATAGAATCTTCTTCCTATGCAATAACATCTAGTTATTCTCACTACGCAGTAAGTGCATCCCATGAAATAATTAAAGAAGTTTCTTCAAGTTATGCAGATACGGCTTCTTTTGCTCAATCTGGAGATGGTATCTTTAGTGGATCTTTTTCAGGAAGTTTTCAGGGTGATGGTTCTGGTTTAACAGGGGTATCGGTTTCATCAAACCGATTCGGAATATCAGATGGTTCAGGATCATTTACATACTACTCAGATTTATCATCTTCAGCAGCAGCGGCCACTTCTGGTGATGTAATCCAAATGTTTGCTAACTATGTTGAAACTGATGATTCTAAAAAAGTAGTATTAAAAAGTGGGCTAACATTAGATGGTAATGGGTATACTTATACTTTAAGTGGTTCTTCTCCTACAAGTTCTATACAAAATGAAGAAGTAGCAGATTATACTTTACATTTAACTAATATAAGAATAAGAAGAATTGGTGGAGGAAATCATCCCTCTACAGAAGGGGCGGCTTTTTTAATTGATGGGACTAATTTACTTACAAATAATAACATTTATTGTTTTGATACTAAAATAGAAAACCCATCAGGAGTAGGATTAAGTGCTCAACAAGGTGGATCTTCAAGATTTAACATATACAACTTAGAATCAGAAGCTTCTGGAACCGCAATGTATTGGAGTTATGGAACTTTATATGATTGTAAAGGAGTATCAACTGGTGGTGGATATGGAATTGAAGGCAGATCAAACTATGGAACAGTAAAAAGATCTTATGGTGAATCAACTACCGGTTATGGATTAGGAGTTTATTATGAAGCTAGTGATTGTACTGGAAAAAGTGATAGTGGTGGTGGAATATTTACTGGAGTAACAGCTGCTGTTGGAGGAATAAAAGGTTGTATAGGAATATCAAATTCTTATTATGGAATTTACTGTTCTGGTAATGGAATAGTATCTGATTGTATAGGATATTCAAACTCAAATGGTGGTATATATAATTCAGTTAATACAGAATTACATAATTGTACAGGAACTACAGTATCAGGAACTGGGATTTATTTAAGAAATACTACAGCAAAAGCATATAATTGTTCTGGCTTCGCCGATTCGGGATATGCTTGGAAATTGCTAGATGGTGGTAGAATATATGATTGTACTGGGACAACAGTTTCAAATCACGTTATATATAATCAAACCAACTATGATGGCAGAATTTCAATTGTAGGATGTACATTAGAAACAGAAGATGCAACTAAAAATGCTGTATATAATGTATATGATAAAGAACAATTATTACAGAATAATGTATATAAAGGGATGACAACCCCAATAAGACCTAGTTACGGAACTAATACAGCAGTTAGTGTAGCAGATACTTATGGAAATACTCATATAACATCATCAGTACCTTATAACTATGATTTTACAGGAGCTACAGCAATATCAGGTTCAACATTTAGTGGCAGTTTTGTAGGTGATGGTTCTGGTTTAACAGGAATAGAATCTTCTTCCTATGCAACCACAGCATCCTATGCTTTAACAGCACTTTCCGCTTCATATGCTCCTGGCGGTGGTGGTTCAACTTTCCCATTCACAGGGGATGCTGTAATAACAGGTTCATTAACAATATCAGGATCATCAGAAAACCTAATTTCTGGTTCTTTTAAAGTAGTATCACCTACTAGAGGTACTATGTTTAACATAGATACAAATACATTTACATTAGGTCCAGGTGCTTCAGCAGGAGGAGGCTATACAGCAGTTGCTATTGGTCATAATGCTAGTGCTGGAAATAATTATAGTGTATCAATAGGATCTGGTGCTACTACAAATTCTAATCTTTATGCTGTAGCTATAGGAGGAGCAGGAGTTAGTGCTAATGGTGATGGTGCTGTTTGTATTGGGGGTAATGGTTGTACAGCTGGAGCCTATGGTATATCAATGGGATATCAAGCTGCAGGATCAGGAGATAATTCTATTAATTTAGGTAGAAAAAGTAGAGGTACTGGAGATAATTCTGTCACATTTAACACATCTGGAGATATTATAGCAGCACCATCTAATACAAGAGCATTTAACGTATTCTTATCTGATGGAACTGGCAATCCTGATTTTATAATATCAGCAAGTAATGAATCTAAACTATCAGGATCATCATTTACAATAGAAAACTCAGGTTCAACCGTATTTGATGTTATAGGAAGTGTAGGAACACTATTCTCAGTAGACGATGATTTAAATGGAACATTATTTACAGCAAACGATATTACAGGCCTTCCAGTACTAGAGGTATCAGCTTCCGGAGAAACTTATATAGGAAAATCACCTCAATCACTTTACACAACTGCGGTTATAAGCGCTACCTCTGCATCTAAAACGGAATCCATATATTCATTAAGTACTAGTTCATATGACGGTGCATTTTTTGATTACACCGCAACATCAGCATCGGTTGCTAGAGCAGGTAGTATAATGTCAATATGGAATGATGGAAGCATTGATTACACAGAAATTACTTCTTCTAATATAGGGGATTCAACAGGATTAACTCTCCATGTTGATATATCAGAAAGTAAAGCCCAGTTATTCATAGTATCAGCTACTAATAATTCAGATTGGAAAGTAAAGACAATTATAAAGGCAATATAAACAAGTTATGGGAATACGAAGAGGATCTATATCAACTCCCATAATAGCAGATGGGTTAGTATTAAACATGGATGCTGCTAATAGGGCAAGTTATCCTGTTCAAAGAACTCTTACAATAGCTGAATCAGGCAGTTGTTATAACACTTTGGATTTAACACAATCTGGAAGTTTTATTTCCGACCCACAATTTATTACTCAACCTGTTTCTGCAAGTTGTTGGGCTTTTGATGGAATTGATGATAAGATAGATACAGGCATTACAACAACAGGAACAAATGATGTTAGTATATCTTGTTGGATAAAAACGACACAAACATTTGTTTACACACTTACTAAGTGTGCTTTTGGTGGAAAAAATAATACTTTTGGAGATAATTATACTATTGGTAGATTGGGAAGTGATGTATTTAATCCAAATGATATGAGAGTAAGAGTCTGGAATACTTTAGGAACTACTAAATTGAATGATGATAATTGGCATAATATAATTTATACTTGGGATTATTCCACAGGAGAATTAAAGGCTTATGTAGATGGTAATACAACTGCCGAAGCAACTGTAACAGTTTTTGCTTCAACAAATTATACTATTGCAATTGGTTGGAATGGTTTTAATGATGTGTATAATTTTGAAGGATTAATATCTAATGCTCAAATGTATTATCGTGTCTTATCCTCAAACGAAGTCCTACACAACTACAACGCATTAAAATCAAGATTTGGATTATGAGTGGAAGAGTAGGTTCAATAACAACAGATATTATAGCGGATGGGTTAGTATTCAACATGGATGCTGCTAATAGGGCAAGTTATGTTCCTGATGCTACAACTTCTTATAATACCTTAGACTTATCCAATAATGGAAGTTTACAAGATATAGGGATGTATAGTTCTGAGAATGGTGGTACTTGGGTTTTTGATGGCATAGATGATTACATACAAACAAACACCAGAATGCCACTAACATCAGGCCAAACAGATATAACTTTAAATTTTTGGTTTAAAATAGTAGGCAATTCAGGTGGGGGTTATCATGGACTTATAGATGCTTTAGCAATAAACACCCCCCGAAGGTCAAGAATACTTATAAATGATGGTAGAACTAGAATTCAATATGATGTTGCAGGAAATGAACTCACCATAACCTTAACCTCAACATTATCATTATATACCTGGTATTATCTTACACTAACAAAAGATTCAGTTAATGGTTCAAAGATATATATAAATAATGAATATGAAGGAGGGGATGCTAGTGACACAGGTGTGATAGAAGGAACCTTTGCAGGT